TGATCTAATAGATAGATTAGATGAGGCATTCAAGGATGAGCAAACATATATGGAATATTCGAAGAAAGCAAGAGAATATACAGAGTCTATGTGGTTGGAAAATGAAAACAATTGGATGAAGAGATACGAAACCACCTTTTACAAGGTCGGTGACCCAAATCGTAAATTCATATTGGAAACGAATCCTGAACAAAAGATTGATTAATGTTTAGAAATGTTGTGTATTCAGGGAGAGATGAAGAAGTTCATCTCTTCACATGGGATAATAATGGAGAAAGGGTCCATGAGACTCATCCATTCAAACCCTATTTGTATGTAAAGAACGACACTGGTAAAGATGGTGTCTCCATTTACAACGAAAAATTAACACGAATAAACTTCAAAAACAAAAAAGATAGAAAGAAGTTTGCGGACAACAAAAAAGACGTTTATTACAATTTAGCTCCTGAACAGCAATTCCTTATCGACCATTTCAAAGGAATGAATCGTCAAGACTATTTTTCACAGAACCCTCTAAAGATATTCTATTTGGATATTGAGGTTTATAGTCCTGATGAATTTCCCGATCCCCACGAAGCCAAGTTCCCAATCAATCTAATAACCATTTTAGATAGTACGACAAACATTTATCACACCTTCGGCACAAAGCCTTACTATGGCGCTGATAGTAGAAACAATATCGTTTATCATGAGTTTGCTGACGAATTCCAAATGCTTAGGGGGTTTCTAAGGTTTTGGAGATCGGATTTCCCTGATATAGTTACAGGGTGGTATAGCGATAGTTTTGACATTCCATACATTATCAATCGTATAAACATTCTGTTTAGAGAGAATGGCGTTTACAAGGGTAAGAATGCTGCACATAGACTTTCCCCTTTGGATTACTGCTTTTTCATTGAGAACGTAGAAAAGCGTTTAGAGTCTTATGAGAAGATGTGGTACATTCAAGGTGTCACATTATTCGACTATATGTATCTCTATAAGGTCTTCACAAGAGATCCTAGAGAATCGTATTCATTAAACCACATATCTGAAGTTGAATTGGGTCTTGGTAAAAATGCGGTTAACAAAGTAAACCTTTCCCAATTAGCTGATACCGATTGGGACGCTTTTGTTGAATATAATATTCAGGATGTAAGACTTATTAAACTTCTTGAAGATAAGTTGAGATATCTTGAGATCTGTCGAAAAATTGGGTATTTGAGTTTATCCCCGTTTAAAAAAGCTGAGAGCACAGTCAATGTTGTAACTGGTATTATTGCACAAAAAGGACTTGATGACGGAAAGATAATTTCGACGTATGTGAATAAATCTACAGACGATTTCATGGGGGGTTTTGTTCGTGAATCTAAAAAAGGTCTCCAACAAGACATTCTTTATTTTGACGTTAACTCCCTGTATCCTAACACTATTGTGACGTTAAATCTTTCACCTGAGACGAAGATTGGTTCCATTCATAAAGACGATGAAGGCGTCATCATAAAATCGAAAAGTGGTAAAAAGGTGAGGACCACACCTGAAAAATTTGATAAGTTCGTTCAGGATAATGAAGTGTCTATTTCCGAATCTAACATTTTATTCTCGCAAAAGAGTAAAGGGTTAGTCCCGTCTATTATCGAAGAGATCTATGCTGAACGTGTAGACATTAAGAAAGATTCTAAGAAGTTAAACACTAAAAAGGTGAAACTTTCAAACGCTATTCAAAACGATGGATCGGATAAGGATGGTAAAATACTTTCTAAAATAACTGAGATTGATTACAAACTAGCACAAAACGACACTATGCAATATGTATTGAAGATCTTACTTAACAAGATCTACGGTTATTTTGCAGAGAAGAGTAGCCCTTTCTACGACGTTGAATTGGCTGAATCTATTACACATACAGGACAGGGGTGTATTAAGGAAGCTGCTACGGTAGTTGAACAGTACGTCAAAAAGAAGTATGATATGGATTACGACTGTGTTGTTTTCGGTGATACCGACAGTGTGGGTATAACTATTCACGAAATACTGAAAAAGTTGGAATTACCATTAGAGAAAGATGGTGAGATAAACCCTGAAGTTTTTGAATTGTCTATGGAATTCAAAAAGGTTATCGATAGAAAGATCAATAGTTGGGCTAAGAAAAAACTCAATTCCAAATGGAAGAATTACGAATTCAAACTGGAAAGTATTTCATCATCAGCGATTTTCGTTAAGAAGAAGAACTATGTTCTTGAAATGATTTGTGATGAGGACGGACAATCGTTTTACGATGAGAACGGTAAGAAACTCCATAGGAAATATAAATATACCGGATTAGAAGTTGTTAAGACATCTACACCTCAAAAACTGAAGCCATTCTTAAAAGAGATTATCGAAATGATAATGCGTGAAAAGGACCAAAAGAAGGTCAATGCGGAAATCAAAAAGATTTATGACTCTTTTGAGGATTTCACAATTGAAGAAATTGCCGTTCCTATTTCCCTAAACAATTACAATAAATATGAAAAGAAGGCAGTGGGTTTTAGAATTGGTAAGAAGACCCCCATTCAAGTTAAGTCGGCTATTTATTACAATAGACTTCTTGAAAAGTTAAATCTAACGAATAAGTATGAATTGTTGAAGTCGGGTGATAAGATAAAGTTCGTCCTTCTCAACAAGAATGAGTTAGGTATAAAATGTATAGCGTTTTTATTCGATTATCCAGAAGAGTTTACAATGTTAGATATCGATAGAAGTGCTATGTTTGAGAAGACGGTTCTAAAGCCGTTAAAGAGAATATTCGAAGTGATGGAGTGGAATATGCCATCAATGACAAGTGAAGAGAAAAACGATCTAATGGAGATGTTTAGTTGAAAAAGACATCCATTTTGGTAAAATAATAAAAAGGAGATAAGAAGTAAATGGACACAAAGCAGTTACAGGACAAATTAACACTATTTTTAGATTCTATTGGTAGAGTAATTATTGGTGAGAAGGTAGAAGAGGATTCCACAGATACGGTTATGGCGGTGAAAGATCCGGTCATTATCCATATGGAACAGAATCAGGGAAACCTTTCGATTCAATTCTTCCCGGTAGTTTTCAAGGAATTCTTAGCCGCCCCTGAAGAAGGTGCAATTTTAGAGTATGTTAGAAACAACATTACTCCAATGAAGAAAACTCCGTTCGATCATAAGATTTACGGTCAGTATCTAAGAATGTTTTATATGACAGACGCACCGCAGGCCGCAGGTGAACAGCAGGCCGCAGGTGAACAGCAGGCACAAGCTAATGCCCCCGAACAAAATGAAGAGGCTGAAGTAATTAAGCTTTTCCCTGACGAATAAGAAGGTAACTAATGGCTAAAAAAGCAAAATCAAAAGATATAGTCGTTGACGATGTATCGTCCGAAAGCGAAGTAGATGCAATCTTCGATATGATCGAAGAACTGAACCCTGACGCTTCCACCCTATCCGAGAACTCACTCTCTACTGTTAGTGGTTTTATCGATACGGGTAACTTTGCTCTAAACGCCATTATATCTGGCAGTGTGTTTGGTGGTTTCCCGATAGGTCGTGTAGGGGGGTTCTTTGGACCCCCTGCGACAGGTAAAACCCTTATCGTGAACAAGATCATCGCAAACGCCCAAAAAATGGGCTTCAGACCCGTTTATTTCGACAGCGAGCAGGCACTTGATAATCTGGTAGCCGCAAGATTAGGATGCGATGTAAGCAAAATTAAGCACGTTCCCGTTGAGATCATAGAAGAGTGTAAAACTCAAATGTTGACGGTCTTGGAAAGAGCTATTGAAGCTGGTTTAAAGAAGAGACTCATTCTTTGTGTTGATTCTTTAGGTGGTTTGAATACTCTTAAAGAAATGACGGATTCATTAGAGGGTAAAAGCGCAGCGGACATGGGCCTTAGAGCAAAGCAGTTGAAAAGTATGATTAACAAGTTGACTTTTCGAGCAGCTAAATCCGAAACGCCAATCCTATTCACGAACCACATTTATGAGAATCCCGGTGATCTTTACCCGTCTATGATTAAGAAGCAACCGGGAGGTCTTTCACCTCTCTTTATCGCTTCCCTATTAGTTCAGTTATCTGCGACTAACATCAAATCGAAAGACGATAAGGGTGAGGTAGGTAAACTATCCGATAAGGTCAGTGGGACTAATTTAAGGGCTTTCGTAACGAAGAATAGATTCGTACCACCTTTCATGAGTGCTGAGATGTATCTCAATTTCAAAACCGGATTAGACCCCTATTCAGGTCTTTTAGATTTTGCCACGAAGATGGATTTCATTCAGAAAACTGGACCCACATACACCATGAATGGTGAGAAATTAGGTTACGCATCAACTTTCGCACAAAACCCTGATTTCTGGAATGAGGGCGTACTCAAGCAATTTGATGAAGTTCTGAAAGCGGAATTAACATATAGTAACGAAGAATACGCTGATTTGAAAGAACAGATGGACACTTTAGAAGAAGAGATAATGGATGAAGAAGACGAAGAAGACACCAACTAAAGTAAAACCAAAATTAGATAAAGAGTACTTCGAAACAGTTATAGCATTTAACAGCATTTATAATCCCAGATATTTGGGTGCAATCACTGATTTCTATAGACCTGAATTCATAGAAAATAAAGATGTTAGATCCATTATGAATATTATAATGGACTTCTTCAAAAGAAGAAACACTGCACCGAATCTAACAGAAGTTAAATCGTATCTAGAAACCGATGACCTCAAATCATCGTTTAAAGAGGTTCTTCTCTCATTTAAAACGTTGGATAAAGAGTTCAATGACGATGAGTTATATGAGAACACTGAGTCTTTCTTTCGTGAAAAGGCTCTTTACCTCGCCATTAAAGATGCTGCATTTAAGCTTCAAGATGACGAGCAAGAGTTAAACGTTCCTGAGTTACTTCCCGTATTTGAAGATGCCTGTAGTATTTCCTTGGTCGATGATCTTGGATTTAACTATTTTGAAAGTATCGATATTCATTGTGATGAGTTGAACAAGAAAGTACACACATTATCATCCGGTTGGGGATGGTTGGACGAAAGGATCGGGGGCGGCTATTTCAAGGAAGGTAGACAATTAATAGTTTTTGTCGGAAGAACTAATGTCGGTAAGTCTATCTTCCTTGGTAATAGTTGTTTAAACATTCTAAAGCAGAATAAGAACGTCTTATTGATCACATTGGAAATGCCTGAAGATCTTTACGCAAGACGATTTTCATCTCAAATCAGTCGCATACCTTTCATGGATCTTAGTAAGGATATTGAAACCTTAAAGACTAAGGTTATGAACTTTAAATCCGATAATGCAGACGCCACCCTTTATATAAAAGAGTTCCCACCTAAATCGATTACAGTCGCACATATCAACTCTTATATCAAGAAGCTTGAGCAGAAAGGGCATAAGTTCGATGCTATTGTAGTAGATTATTTGAATCTAATCAAACCGAGTAAAGCTACGGGTGGGTCATATGAGGATGTAAAAGGTGTTGCGGAACAATTAAGAGCTACGTCATATGAGTTCAATGCTCCTGTTATCACGGCTTCTCAGGTCAATCGTAAGGGTATGAATGACGCGCAACCTGATATGGATGCTATTAGTGAAAGTGTTGGTGTCCCATTCACAGCCGATCTTCAGTTGAGTATTTGGGCTTCTGAAGAGGATCGCCTTGCTGGAATTATCAATATGGCTATTCAAAAGAATAGAAATGGCCCTGTTAACGAGTATACAACTTTAGGTATAGATTATAATTATTTGTTATTAAAAGAACTAGCATCTGATGAGGAAGAAGTAAGTAGTTCAGATGAAGATGGTGATATTACGAGTACAATGGATGCCATTAACGATCTAGAGAAGGAATTTGAATGAGTAAAGGTAATGACAACGCATTAGGGTTATGTGAAAGTTTTCACGATTCTATTGAGTCTTTTATACCTTATAATCAAATTAATGAAGTCGAATTTGACATAATAATAAACAAATTAGGTGCGTTCTTGTTTCTGATAAATAACAAAAACATCAACCCTACAAATTTATTCTTGACAATTTTATCAGATCCAAATATGCAAGAATTATCTATGAAAATGACAAGTTCTCCAACATTAATGCCGATTTTACAAGGTATATTGAAACGATATCCGAACTTAATAAAGAGTAAGATGTTGAAGACGAAAGCAAGTAAGATAAATAAAACCTTAAAAAAGAAGAATATTAATGTCTATTGAGTCTTTTAAAAAAGAGATTTATAACGCATATTTGTTCAACGTAGCGAGATTCAACTGCGAGGAATACACTCCTGTAGATGATTTTGAAGGGTTATCTGAAAAGGAAGAAAAGTTACTCGACGAAGTAGTTGAAAAGTTGAAGAGAACTGAATCCCACATTAACGTGGACGTTTTCATGTTAGCCCCATATAGGGTTTTTAACAAGAAACAAGTCTTTAATTTGGAATTTTACAAAAGACCTATTGCTATAAAAACGTACTTTATGTACTTGCAGAATTTGGATGAAGAAGGTCCCGATTCCCCCGATAATCTTCTATTGATAAAAAACGGATTACTCTTTATAAAAGATTTTTGTCTTGAGAAAAAGATCCCACTTGGGGAGTACCTAAACTATACTGAATCGCTGACTTACGATTGGTGTTCGCATTTACTTTTCAGGAAAATAACTATATATAATATCGTTGCTTTTTCGAAGTTTGGGATAAATATTTATTTACTGATTAGTCAATTGCCACCGGATGAGAGAAGTCTATTTCTAGGTAAATATGGGGAGAATATACAGACATATGTAGATAATTTCAATGAATCGGAAAAGGCGAAATCGTTAACCACAAGGGGTTATAGAAAAATAAGAAAAATAATAGACGACGAGTTGACATGATAATGTATTATGTTATATTAGTAAAGTAAACAAACACAAAGGAAAACAATTATGATTGATTATGACGCATTAACTAGTGAAATTATGGACGGTATGAAAGACAAGCCAGAGTCTGGTATTTTCTCTCATATCATTAAGACCGAAATTGGTGATTCCGTTTTAGGTCGTTTCCTAATCCATAAGGAAAACCCTAAAGAGAGTATGCACCACTACATGCACCACGGTTGGAAAACGAACTCGGGTGAATACGTCTCGTATCGTTGTCCTTCACTTGAAGGGAAGAAATGTCCCATCTGTGCAAAGAGTATCCAATTCTGGAAGTCCGACGATCCATTCCTTAAGGAGCAGTCGAAGAAGATTCGCAGAAAGGAAAACTGGATCAGTAAGTTTTATGTTATCGAAAACCTCAAGAATCCTAAGATGAATAACCAGTTGAAGTTATTTAGATTCGGTAAGCAGGTTAATTCAATTGTTCAGGACGCTCTGAACGGTGAAGATAAGGAAATCTTCGGTAAGAATATTTGGAGATTAGATGAAAAGGGTTGCAACTTTAGAATCACAGTTAAGCCTAATTCTGATTCGAGAGACGCATGGCCCTCTTATTCATCGAGTAAGTTCCTTCCTCCGTCAGAGATAGATCTAACTGATGAACAGATTATGGAACTTCTAAACGATCCTCTGGATCACACAAAGATCTTTGAAGAGCAATTATCTTATGATGAATTACTCGAAGCCCTTCAGGTTAATTTCCTCGATGAACTTCAAGAGATCGCTGAAGAGGAAGAGGATTACACCTTGGGTCTGAAGAATACCACGGGTAAAAAGTCTTCATCCAAGGCTAAGACTACTACTTCCGAGTCTAAAGAGGTCAAGACTGAACAGGTCGTCGAAACTGTTGAAGACGCTGATGATGTCATGGACGAACTCGATATGGGTGATTCGGACGATAATTCAGAGGCAAGCGACGAGATTGACGAACTTCTAGCGGAATTGGATGACTAAGCCATGAGTAGCGAAAAAGAAGACGTAATGGCCTTAGCTATGATCGTTGGTGGGGAAATGAAAAATCTCCAAAAACAAGCAGAAGGCGTTGGGAACGGTGCTAATTTAATTGGTATGAATAACCCACACGAATTCATTAAGAAAGTTGCTAGTGACGATATAACCCCTGCTGTGCTCTCTGCACGGCAGGAATTGGTTCAAAGGATGAGAGAAGCGGGTCAGGAAGTGGAGGACATTCAACCACCTCAACCGCCTCAAGCGCAAATGCCACCGCAGCAAGTAGCCGCGACAGGTCAAAAGCAAATGGCACCCACACCTCCACCCTTACCCAACACAACTACGGTTAATGTTGATCTGAAAGAGGATGTGGAGAAGGTAGTGTCCGCAATCGCTGAAGTTAAAGGTTCCAATGATCAGGTATTGAAGGAATTAGCGAAAGTCGTTTTCTTACTTCAGGATTTAGCTGTAAATCTGAAATGCATTTTGGATTCTACGTTTAGTCCTGCTGAAGTGGAAAACACTGAAACTGATGGGCCTAATTATGAAGAGGTTCCCCAAGAACCAGCAGTACCCCCTATGACTGACGGACCCCATTCTGATATCGTAGTGGAGCATAACCCCGAAGAGTCATGAAAGAAAAAGAAGAAAATATAGAAGACTTTGAAGCCTTAAAAAAGGTCAGTCAAGCTTTACCTAAAGTAGTGATAAAAGAGGGTAATGAATTGTCTGTGGTTAATATAGACAAAGAGAATAAGGCCCTTCGTCGCAAAGTGGCAAAGTTGGAAAAAACGCATAAGCAACATCAAAATATTATTGATAAAATGCAGCGTGATTTGAAGAAAGTTATAAAATCTAATAAAGATTTAAACGCAACCCTACAGGTGATGAATGGAAGTCGTTCTAGATAAGACAGTATTTTGTAAGAAGTTTTTAAATCCAATTAACAAGATATCTGATAGGGGGATTTTCACCCTTAAAAAAGACGGTGTTGAGTGTTTAGCCACCACTTCTTTTGATAAGAAAGAGCAAACGATCATCCTCTTTTCAAAGTATAAGGGGACATTCGACTTTGAACATGACGTTGAATCCATCGATCTCAACATCCCTGACGTTTCGAAGTTGTTAAATGTGTTTTCTTTCTTGAAGGAAGATACAATCTCCTTATCTGTGAATACGAATAATATATCGTATAAGTCAGATTCGGGAACCTCCTTCAAATATCATTTGTTAGATGATGGGATATTAGAAGCACCATCTATTAAGATGGAAAATGTCTATAAGATGGGATTCGATTTTGAGTGTGATGTGTATAATCAGTCACTTAAAGACATCCTAAAAGGCTCCACATTCGCAGATAAAACGAATAAGATATACCTTTACACCAAAGATGACGCCTTATACGGCATTCTAACGGATGAGAGTCTTCAGAATGTTGATATGATCGAGTTCAAACTAGCGGATGAGTATGATGGGGATGAGATTAAAAACAAGCTACCCATTAATTTAGAGATATTTAGAGTTATTTCCACGTTGAATTTCGATTCCGTGAAAATTAAAGTGAATGTTGACAAGGGTATTATTATGTTTGAAGTGAAGGAAGATGATTTCGTCCTTCAATATATAATAACAGCATTAGTGAAGTAAAAAACGAAAGGAAAAGAGATGAATAGGTTAAACAGTCAAGGTTATTTTATTAGTAGATTAAAGGGATGCGGATACAACGTTTCACGGTTAGATGTGGATTATTCCGATGTTGACCCAAGAGCGTGGACAATTGTCATTAATCCCGGTTCTGCAAGTGTCCTTTGCACATGCTACGTCAACGCCAATAAGGACAATTTGAAGGAGTCTTCCATTGGTGATAACTATTTTGAGTTATATGATGGTGGTCAGTTCCTCCCTCAGAAATTCAAGCTTTCTACAAGTTCTATTGAAGTTATTGTGACTTTTTTAGTGGAGCATGGTATTCAGGGAAATAGTTGAATTTAATCCTTTTATATAAATACTTAAAAGGATTGGATTATGTCCCCGAAAGCTAAAGATAATGACGACAATGATAATCGTGATGAAAAGTTTGAAAATGACGATGAATCATTGAATATAAGACGCGAACAAGATATTACAAAGTTTATATCTAAACTTCTTAAAGATAATGTTGATCAGGAAGATGAATTAGAGAAAGAAAGAGTTCGAAATTTCAAATCCCTTTTAGCTGTAAATTCTGAATGGTTAGATACGTTTATGATCATTGGTTATGATTTAAATGGTGAAGAAATCGTTCTCTCTAGAACCAAAACTCAGAAAGAATATAATGCCCTTATGCATTTACTTAAAAAAGCTTTTATGAGTTTAATTGTGAAGAATGAGGAATAATTAATCAACCCAATCGTTGGGGTCTTCGTTCCACGTATGATCTTTACCGGGATTACCTATTCTCCATGACATGTTAACATCACGGGCGACGAGTACTACGTCTGCTCCCATATTTATTCCCGGTTCATTGAAAACGAATATTTTTCTAGCGCCACCATAGCGCACGAAAGTGCCCTCCCAAGTTTTTTCGTTGCCTTTATCCCTTACTCTCACATCAGTTTCATTTGACATATAGCAAGGAAGTAAGACTGAAGCGACACCATCGTCATTCGACGCTATCCACCATAAAAAAGGGTCCCCATTACCACCACAAGTAGGGTCAAACCCCCCTGTAGTTGGGTTTGGTGTACAACCATTACATTCGCTGCCCCTCCTGACTATTCCCACAACAGAGGCTTGTATGTCAATATTAGCAAGGAGAATAGCCTGATTGACTTCTTCAAAAACCGCATCTTCTAGATCCGTTAAAGTACTATCTATTATATAATCCACATTTTGGAAATTACTACCAAAATTTAACTGGTTTATGTATTCTGCTCGTTCTGAATCGCCTTCTTGCACACATTTCGAATAGTAATAGGAACCGGGAACTCCATATTTCAAGCATTCATCACTAACGAATCTAACAGGATCTACTAACCCAGAATCGAATGCTTCCTGAATAGATTCATTCACATTTATGAAATTATTAATGTTCTGCTGCTCTTGTGAGAGATAGGAATCGTTTTCAGAAAGATCAATAAACCCACATAACCAATCCGGTATGTCTTCTCTCGAAACGAAATTAGTGACGTTTATTTCTTCCACAGCGAGATCATACAGAACACTATTTTGTTTCAATTCAAAAGAGTTGTTTCCTTCTGTTACAGTGGAAACGAAATCGGAATAATCTGTATTAGGTTTGAAGTTTTCTTGTGTCTGACTTCTATTATAGAATTTATTGGCCATAATATTCCCTTTACGATGAATAGATGTCAGCAATAGCGTCTTCTACTGCTCCGAGATTACCCCTTAACACTTCGTTTATAGCCTCAGTTTGTGCGTTAACCGATGAGGTAACACCATCAGCATTTGTTTGGAAAGTGCTATATAGGTCATTAAACTGTGAAACGTCACTGACTTGTGAGATTGTATTAAAGACATTTGTTATTGAGCTATATGGAAGTCCCGGCGTGTCCGCTAATGTCGCTTCAGCTTGCGCTTGATTAACGATACCACCTACAGGTTGAGCTAAGTTAACCTCACCACTAGCGGGATTCGGGTATTTAACACTTTGGGAATTAACTTCTACGTTAGAGTTTATACCTAATTGAACCATTGTAGATCTAGCTTCTTCCTTACACGATTTCAAATCCATACTTAAACTCTCGAAATAATGTTCGTGATCTGGTAATTTAATTATAACCGGATGGACATGAGGTTCTACAGACGGTGAACCAAGTGGAATCAAGGTGTTCACTAACATAGTTAAACCACCACTAGGTTCAGTCTTATACCATTGTGATGGACCTGTAACATGTTGAACCCCTAACTCACCATCAACATGCATACCACCTTTAATAATAGCATTTTTAGAAACGTGTAACCCACCTTCGACTAATACAGGATTCTGTTCAAAAGGATTCAAGGAAATGTGACGACCACGTAATGAAAGTTTCTCCCCACCGTCAATGAATAATTCATGTTTTGCGAGAATATTCATTTGTTCAGATGTTAAATTGGTTATTGACCCATACATTTCTATAGGTCCAAACGTCTTTATGTTTATTCCATTAGCCCCTGCTAAGAACTTCATTTTATTACCAGCAGTTATTATGTAATCGCCTCCCGGTAATGGGTCTACATCTACATGCTCAACGTGAGGTGTTGGTGCGGGTTTAATTATTGTGCCTTCAGGGGCCACATAAACCCCTACACTCTTCAGTTTACCCGTAGCGTCAACACGATACGATTGTAAATTGTTCATCGCTAATCCGACATTCAAGACGAAATTGCGTGAAATGTTCTTAATACTATCCCCACCGTTCCCTAGTGAGTTTTGAAGGTCAAGTATTTGGGATGAAGTGCTTTTATAGAGATCACCCAACACACCATCAGAAAGCTTCCTATCTTCAACATTCCAGTTTCCATTAACAGTTGAAGACGAAAAACCGGGATTTTCGTAGAAGTAAGGGCTCACAGGATCATTACAAAGAGGACAAAAACCACCTTCAACGAAACCTGTATCCCCAATATTGGCAAGTGTTGGTGGTGAAACGGGTGTGAATAAACTTTGCCCCGGCCAACCGGGATCAGGTAGAGGTAAGAACAAGTTTATTCTATTATGTAAAGGGTTTAGTCTCCACAATTTCTGTGCATACGGTATGTTATTACATACAGGGCAAATTCCATATGACCCTTCTTGTTCCTGATAAGGGGAAGTCACATTCTGCTCATATCTTCCCCCAACGCTGTTAGCATTTGTCCTTTTAACGTCGAAAAGAGTTTTATATTCATGGATAATCTTATAATTATCGAATATCTCATTTACTGCGAAAGAGTTTTGATTGCCGACCTTCTCGTAACTATCTCCGTGAATGATTCGATCATTAACACCACCAATGAATTCATTCTTATCTTTTTGGTGGGTTTCGAACGTGTCTCCCAACACCATTGATTGATCATTGTTCGTACTCATTTTAATAGTTGTTTCATTGGTCATATCAATGAAAGAACCACCATACTGCGTTAGACGCAATCTTTCGAAACCATCGGTATCGATCATTTCAATAGAGTTTTTATTGGAATTAATTACATGTTTACTTCTAAAGGTTTTTCCATCAGATGAAAGTTCGTCTTCCACGATGTTTTCATAGGTGCCGGGATAGTGTAGTGAACTCGCTTCTTCACCCTCTAAACCTGTCTTTTGAGAATTGGTGAAAATTCTTTTGATGTCTTCCTCGCCGTATGAAGAAGCAAAATAAACAGGCTGATTACTATCACCACCAATAAACCAGACCCAAACGTGAGATCCTACGTTAGGAATACTAAACATCCCCTTCGCTAAGTTCGAATAGTTAGCAGGAATGTATTGGTTTGCATAAGGGTTAACTGAACGATTGCCGACTTTCCCTGAAGCTGAAAAGGCATCGGGGTATGCTAACTCATTCGCATACATGTTTAAAGGTCTATAACCTTCTGTAGGTTCATTACCTTCGAAACTATTTGTATCCGAGACCACACCCTCTTTAAGGGTTGCGTTGTACCTAGCGGATGCTGACCCGCCGAAGATAGGTCCAGCGTATTCAGCCCAAGGTAGAACTTCTTTAACTTCTTCTATAATCTTTTGAACGTCAGGATTATCTATGAAATTGAATATCTTATCGTCGTTATCTTGGTCCCAATTAGTATAGATATTTGAAGAGACATTAGGTATAAATACCTTAATTCTCCCTCGCATATGAGGATCATTGTTTTGTATTACAATCCCTCTATAATTTCCAAGATATTCTTTCATATTAAATAATTACACTTCCTGTTCGTTATTCAATGACGTTGGGGTAATGATAGATTTATCCACCGTTTGAGGCATTCTTATAATCTTATTCCCCAGATTATCCATAACCAATTGTTTCCCCTCCACCGTCATTACAATGGGATCTAAATCCACTAAAATCTTCTCTGACACAGGAGTTATCGTGTCTAATAATTGCAGCTTCTTATCGTATTTAGCGACTAAAGATCTATATTGGCTGTCATATAGAAACAGTTTAACACTAAAACCTAAGTAATCTTGTGTGTTATAGAAGTCATGTGCGATATTTCGAGTGACTACCCAATTGTTAGGATCACCACCTGCTTGTGTGCTTGGATCGTTGAAGAACGTAGACATGATAATCGAATAAGCCTGATTCAATTCAGTATACGAATCTTCACACATCTTCAGTTGCTGCTCAGATAACTTATTCCTAATACTAGTTCTTATTGGTGTGGGAAGTAATCCGTTTTCTTTAGTTTGACCATTCGAATCTTTATATTGTTCATAGTAATACTTTAAATCTACGGTCTGAGTGTCAACGCCCAAATTCAGTATATGCTCTCCACTTATATCCGAAATATCTGTCCCAACGTTTTGACCAGAAAGATAGTGGTCAATAAGAGGGTGTAAGCCTTTTATCTTTTTCAACCAAAAACGATAACGCTCGGCACCATCATTTTGAGCAGCATTCAAGATTTCAGTCGTTAGCTTATTGAGTTCATTAATGCTATTCGGCTTACTTTTAGCCTTATCCAGCTTCACTTTATATTGTATATCTAAAACGTTCATGTTATGCCTGCCAAAATACTATAAATCTTCCTCTACTACAATCATCCCAAACAACACCATTTCTCTGGTTTGCAAATTCTATTGCTGCATTCACGGCATTTTGAATGGATTGGGTATTCCCTAAATTGGTGGGTCTGAATTGTCTCGCCTCATAGCCGCTAAATTGCCCTCTAGAGTACACAGAAAAGCCTCTAACAACAGGACACCCATCCCTGCTCACCCCATTGGGATAATCGTCTGTAACGTCTGCTGCGGTGTATCCGCTACCATCTCCACCCCCACCTGCCAATATAGTATTCGAGAACCCTGTAGGTGCAGCGACAATAGAGGCGACCACCCCAAAGGCACCCGCTAACGAGTCAATAGTAGAATCCAGATTAAACTGAAATTGATCTGTTATTTGGTTTTGAACATTGGTTAGACTCAGATTGAATTGATTTGTCAATTGGTTATACTGCCCAATGGCAGCATCTGTTATTCCACCTATTCGGTCTGGTAGAGAAGCAAGAGTTTCCGATAATTGGGAAACTTGTTCTTTATATTTCTCGTAATTCTCTTTTAACCCGCTGTACTTTTCAGAGAATTTCGATTTAGCCGGATTTATAACCTTATTAATAACCGAATCAATTAATCCCTCACTTTTATTTTTAGCGTCTTGAAACTCTGAAGAAATCTTTTCTGCCGCATCAGCGACAGCAGCGGTGATGGGTAAACTAATGGATTTCATAACGTTCCCTGAGTCTTTTTTAACGCCTTCTTCTTTTCGCTTACTCATAGAAGACTTCGTTTCAGAAACTCTAATAGGGTTGTTTTTTAACGCATTAGACGAAGAAGGTATACCATTCAACATAGCTTTTTTATGATCTACATTACCACCTGAAATATTATGAAGGATATCCGCTTTTGCGCGTTGTTCTTCCTGTTCAGGGGAATTGATCTTTCTTATTCTAGGGAGACGACTCTGTAAATCCTCAAAACTTTCAACTTTCAAATAAAGCCCATCCCCACCAAAAGGCGATTGATTCTTGTACTTCTCAAGGATGGCCCTTCTAGTGGTGAACACTTGTTCATCTGTACCAATGGCATCTTTGAAATTCTGGTGGTCGGCTGCTGTCATATAACAACAACCGTAACTTGGTTCCACCCACTCTGTTTTATATTCTGCCATTTACTTTAAATCCTCTGGAAGCTTTTTAAGACCTTCAATTTTATTGAAGAACTGGTTTTTATTCTCTTCTACAACATTCAACGAATTCGTATACTTCCCAATATAATTACCTATGAATTTCTTTATTTGGTTGAAAAAAGAGTTTGGTCCTGAAATTAACGACTCTAATCCCGAAGAGTCATATGACTTCATTTTCTCATCCAACAATTCAGAAAACCCTGAATTGATGTACGCATCTTCAGATGTCTTGATTGCGTCTGTAATTATTTTGTCTGTGATTTTCATTAGACTACATCTTCCTCTTTGTTAAATGTGATCTTATCGTATACTTGTGGTTTAACCATATTAACCTCATTGACATAACTATTCTTGAAGAAGTTATGACTAATTCGGGTTATAAGCCACTGCCCACACATACTATAATCAAACTCGTTTTCATTGTTATGATATCTATCAACACCAATAAATCTCCCGACTCTTCTATTAGTTGAGCCTTCAAGTTCGACAGTTAAGCAATTGTTGAAGAAAATTGACTTGAGTATTAAACTCGCGTGTCCTAATCTCTGTGCGACATCTCCATCAGCTATAGGTGTGAACTTATATGAATGTTTCAAGTTATCCGTTTTAATCTTATTTAAATCGATATTCGTGTTTTCATTCCCCTTTACAAATAACTTATCTGTGATGTAGTCTTGTTGTAATGCGTTGGGAACGTCTTTTATTTGAGAATCTGCTGAATGCTTTGAGAAGGTCTTACTTTTAGAATCGTATGTGTGAACCGATTTCGATACCAAATCTCTGGTACTATCCACACCAGACATTTCAGTGAAACTGTATTTTTTCAACTTTGTTATTTTAACGTCTAAATTGGGATCATATGTTCTCAATACAGGGGCCATCCAAACCTTATCGGCTTTATCTTGTGTGCCTACATCTTCTATGAAAAGGTGTTCGATCTGATAGATTCCCGGTTCATTTATACCTTTCCCTGCGTTTTCAAAAATCTTAGAAAGAGGCATAAATTGAAACTTTTCCGTATCAGGATCGCATAGAATAAGACTAATGTCATAATATTCCGAAGGTAATTGTTTCTCTGATAAATGATGTTCCCATAAATATGTAATGTTATCTAATGGTGAGGACCCCGCCGTTGCGGTGTGAAACATCTTAGTCCTTCCGATATCGAAATTATCTTCATCGATTTCAAAACCTAAAGAGTTTTCAAGTATGTCCCTAATCGCATCTCCTGTGAACATTTTCCTCT